CATACATGGCGTTATGAAATATTTTAGTAGCTGTTGTGTTTAAAACTTCTTCGAACCAATCTAATACTAATGCGCGATCCATGTTCCCACCGCCTTCATGATTGATTGGGAAATACCCTGACCAACCTTCTACTGCTACAGCTATACCGACTACTTCACCGTCTCTTCTAACTGATCCTGAACCCATTTTAATTAGGTTTGGATCTCTTGTTTCTAAATCTATTGCTATTTCTTTGTGTTCACTTAAGTCAGGTAAATTAATAGGTGGAACCCACTCTGTTTCTGGTGTGAACATTGGCATTTGTAATGGTCTCATTTATATTGCTCCTTTAGTTTATTTAAAAACCAGATGGCTTTATCTAAATCTTCAATTGGTTTTTTCTTATGCTCGTGGCGCCAAATATATTTAATAGCTGAGCCCTGTAAGTAGTATCTAAATCCAGCGCCTTGACATGATTCAATAGCATCAATACATTGAACACCACCCTTGTTATAATGAGAAGGGAAATTTACTGGATCGTGTTTCTTTTTCATTTTCTAGTTCCTTTCCTTATCTCTCCGTTCTTATCTACATAAAGCATGTGTATTATTTTTGTAAATCTTATATCTCTTCTTGTTCTGCCTATTGGGTCCCCTTTTCTTGGTCCACTCAATCTGTAGTTCTCTGTCTTAACTTCCCAAAGCCTAGCTTCTCCAGTTTCAGGATCAAATGTCATAAGGTCTACAGCCCCTGTGTCTTGACAGCTTTTAAAAACATCTAAACCTTCTTTTAATAAATATAAGACAGCTTGTTGTTCTGATATAGCTCCTCTTCTATTTGTCTTCATAACACATACGCTCTTTCATAGTTTCTTGGTTCTAAAATGTGTAAAGCTTTCTTTGCGCGTGTTACAGCAACATAGAAAAGTCTATGTAATTCGTCTGGATTAATATCGTTGTGGTCCATAGCAGACTTAGTAATATCAGGAAGTAATAAGACATTATCAGCTTCCCCTCCTTTCGCCCCATGTATTGTTGATAAAGTTATTCTTGGTGTTTGTGTAATTTTTTCATTATTAGCTAACATATTTCTAATATAGTTTTCTGTATCAGAATCTAGTCCAGCGAATGCTTTAAACCAAACCTCTTGTGTTTGCAATCCGTGATCCGCGCGGCATTCTTCAATGTAATATCCTTCCTCGTCATCACTCATTGTCTTACCTGTTTTATATCCTTTAGTTACATTGTCGCCAAGATAAGAATAAATATTTTTTATTGAATGAGTATTCAATATATTGTGTTTAACTGTTCTCCATTTTTCCCAAGTCTGAATAGCTAAAAGTAAATCTAATCTAATAGAATTTTTATGCTTATGTGAATAGTACCATCCTTGTAACTCACACAAATCTTTTATATCGTCTAAAAAATAATTTGCTGAAGATAATACTAACCATTCACCCTGTGACATGTCTACTTGTGTGAGATCAGAGTATCTAGTTAAGTCTCCTAGTTCTTGTCTTGGTAAATATGTTTTTTCGTATCTGTTTGTTACATTATTTATTATTTTTTGAGATAACTCATGAATAGGCCCACCAGGAATTCTGTATGATTGTTTCAATGTATCGATGTGATCTACTTCTTCTTTAAGCGCGATAAAAGAATCAACGTCAGCACCAGCCCACCTAAATATAGCCTGATCATCATCTCCCGCAATATATGTTTTATTTGCTTTCTTCCAAATAGTTTTAACCATTCTCCATTGCAAAGGTGAGAGGTCCTGTGCCTCGTCAATAAATAATACGTCAAAAGACGGTGATACATCTTGTTCAATAAATCTTTCCAGCATGTCATCATAATCTACAAGTCCTTTTTCTTTTTTATATTTTTTAAACTCTTGATCTAAAAGGTATAATATGTCTCGTTCGATGTCTAGAAGATGTTCATTGTTGTCATATTCATCTAATACATCAACCTCTTTTACTCTAGCTTTATTAATTAATTGTAAGTATTCATTGTCAGAATAGAAAACACCATCGTCTTCCTTATACCATGCAGTTTTTATAGGTATTCCACATTTCAAACCAAAATCTTTATAGTCTCCTTGCTTCATCATCTGTTCTTTCTTTACACCTAATGTCCTGAACGCTAATGAGTGTAGAGTTCTAAAAAAAGGTATGTCGTTTTTATCTATTTTAAATTTCTCTTCTGCTCTTGACTCTGCTTCGTATGCAGCTTTTCTAGTGAAAGAAAAATAACCTATCTTTTTAATATTAGTGCCCGCACGTAAAAAATCTTCTACTAAATTTAATAGGGTTGTAGTTTTTCCTGTGCCGGGTGGTCCTAATATTATTGTTTTCATAAAAATGAATCCTGCCCATCAACTAAACCACCCTCGCTTCTTCTAAACCTTTCCAAATTATTTTGACTTGGGGTTGCCCACTTTAAGTTAGGTATATTATACCATAAATAATGATCTTCTACTTGTCCCTCATTACAATGACTCACATAAGTTTGACTAGGGTGTCCTTGTTCAATAAATGCTGTTGCAGCAAGAGAATGACAAGTCACTAAAAAGTTTCTTTTTTCTCCATTAAGTGTAAAACTTAAATTCCAACGAGGATATTTAATTGGTCTAGTTAAACTAGGAGATATAAGACCACCGTTTTTATGATTAATAGTTTGTGTATTTATAAGGTAAGGAAAAATAGTACCCTCCTCTTTAAGAAATGGATTTGTACCTCCCGTTTTATATATAAAATATTTTTCTTTAGGAATGTCTTTAAAGTTCCAGTTTTTTGTATTCTGGAAATTTTTAATTTTTAAATCTTTAAGTGTTGAAAGATCAACTCTATCAGTATCCCTTACCTTTATTTCTTCTGGCCAAAGATCCAACTGCTTCACCATTAAAAAGGTGTCTCCTGATATTTTACTTCACTGATAGTTGGATCAGTTTTTTTAATAGCTTTAATTTTTATTAAGTGTGGGTTTTGATCTTTGACCTTTAGTCGTGTTTCTTTTTCAAATAATTCTAAACCTTTAAGTAAATTCCCAGTCTTGGTTCTATCTAACTCCCAGTTATTTCTTTTACAAAAATTAAAGAAGTCATCCATCCTAAAATAACAAAAACCATCTTCAGTCCACGCTGTTTTACGTAAAATGTCGTCTCTAGTTCTAGCTTGGTGTCTGTTAACTGTAAACTGCTCTAACAAATGAACTAATACTTCTTTAGGATCTAAAGATTTTAATGGTTCAATCTCCTGTACTCCAGCCATTAATGGTTTAAGATATATCTCTCTCCAGTCTGGTCCCTTAGGTATTGTACCAATCACCACTCCTGCTTTATCCATAACCTCGATTGCAAATAGATTTGCGTTATGTAGTTGCTCCTTAGTTAATTCTACTCTCTTACCATCTACATCTAAAAAATATTGGGATGGAATAGAACAGATTTTTGATAACGTTCCTAGTTCTGGCATCTGTTCTTCTTCATAACCCACACCAAATTTTTTAGTACGACATTTTGCTGCATTACATACATCACAGATAGGTTGGTCTTTACATTTATACTTGTAGTCTTTTCTACTCATAGATTTAATAACTGTCTGAACTTCTTGGTAAGATAAAGGTGGTGTCATGTATTTTTGATTGTATTCACCAACCTTGTGTTCCCAATCGTCATAAGCTTTCTTACAAAATATAGCTATATTAACTAGCGCGTTGTTTCTCTGTCCTTCACCAAAACCCTCAATAGCTAATCTGTTTAAACAAGGAGGACCATTTTTAAATGCTTCTTCTTCCACTACTTTTTTTATTTTTATCTGTTCTATCTGTTCTTTTGTTTGTACCCAGTCATCATATATAGAATAGAATGATTCTAAACTAGCGGCTTCACCACCAGCTAAGAATGTATATCTTAAACCTTTGATACCTCCATGATATGGGAGATTTAAAAAGTTGCCGGTATCTCCTTTCTCAACATGAATAACTGTTTGTTTTGGAAAAATCTCACTGCCTGCATAGCCCAAAGCTTCTGCCATTTCTTTGAGTTTGGATTGCATCAAGGATGCAGGGATAAATTCTTTTGCAAATAAGAATAGATGTGCTCCACCAGATTTTGATCTAAAGGTTACTAAAGGAAAATCCATTCCTTTTATATCTCTCATTACTTTTTGATGATCTAAATCATACTTATCAACATCTATACACCCCCATCTACATTCATTTTTTTCATTAATAGGGATAACACCAAGAGCAGGATCTTTACCCTCTAGGTGATCTTGCCATAGTTTGTCTGTGATTGATTTTCTTTTGACTAAAGCTTTAGCGACTGCTTTACCTTTATCGGTGGTCTCACCAGTCCGTTTCATTATGCCATAAGCACTATTATTTCCTTCAAAGATTTCCTTAAACTTCACTTTTTCTTCCTCGGTCTTCCTCTAGCTTTTCCATAGTTTGGTCTAAATGTTGGCTTGCATAATTCATTACAATATTGTTTTGTTGTTTGCCATTTTGATATAGGAAACTCACTTCCACATTTTATGCATATTTTAATCATTATATTTCTCCTGTTCGTCTAGCCATTTTAATAAGTCTTCTTCTTTAAAATATTTTGTTAAACCTATACGAATATATGGGACCTTGAATGTGCCGCGCCGAATCTTACGATTGATTGTATTTGATTCAAACCCTCTAGGTATTCCTAGATTATGCATTAGTTTTTGTACTTGGCTTAGTGCTACTCTTCGCATTTAATTTTTTCTTCCTTTTATCTAGTTGTCCTATGTATTCCCCATGTTCATTCTTGCACGTCTTTAATTTTTTATGTCTTTCATCTCTTTGTCTAAAAGATTCTGCCATACTTAACGCCCACAATTCATCTTCCTTTTGCCAAAACTCATCAAAAGTTGTATGTTTAGAGACCCCGGACACGGGGGAGTTAATCCGGGGCCCCCGTTTCATGATTAAAATGGTACTTCTTCTTTAGAACCAGTACTCTCTTTACCATGCTTCGCTTCTACTTTGCCCGTAGCAACACTAGAAGCAAACTTTTTTGCGGACTCATACAAACTCTTGTCTTGTATAGGACCAACCAAAGACACATTCCAACCAAACCAAGTTCCTTTATCGTTTGATTGTTGTACTGTCTTTAAGTTATACACATGACTGTAAGCAGCCGGTGTAAACATACCATCCTTACCTTTTAGTTTGATGGTATTCATCATCGTGTTCCATGTACGACTTACTTTTAGTTGTGTAGATTTCATAGAGATTAATGCCATTTGCAAATCCTCTGTCATCACAAAATAAGACGCAGTGTTTTCTAGATAATTACCATTAGGTAATCTATCTTTCCAGTCAGCTCCTCTAGTGGCTTCTTTAATAATACCACTACTAACTGGATGAATAGAAACAGGAGCACTTGTGCCCTCGCCTCTATCACTCCACTCAACATATTCTCGCTTATAACCGCAAGGAATTATGTTAAGCCCCTTCTCACCATCATATGTCTGCTTAGTCACGGTATTAAATATCATACCTGGTTCAGCACCTTCTATATACTTGGCGTCCCGTTTATTTGTCTCGGGTGACAACTGTCCTAGCACTCTAAGAAAAGGCATCGCAAAATCATCGCGATCCATTCCCTCCATGCCACCAGATTGGTCTTGTTCAAACATGTTAGCTAACGCTACAGCTGAACTTTCTTTTTTCGTTACTTCATTCATGGTTCATTTCTCCTTGTTTCATGATTCGTTATTTCCGGCTTATTTTTGTTTGATCCTTTATAAATAAATGAAAAGAATCCGAGGGCATATCGAGGCCGGCCTCGATACGCTCTCTAAAGAGTGCCTTCAAAGTCATCGGCTCAACTTTTGATTTTTGCTGAGGCTCAAACCCTTCTTGCACCGCAAGGTTAAGCAATTGCTCCGCCTTGTTGTCTTCGCCTTTACCGAACGTAACAAAGACCTCATTTTTAATGATGTCTTCTAGTCCGTTATCTCGAAGCCATTGATAAGCTGACTCTAGGTTATCTTTTTTAACCGTACAACTGTATGTTTTTCTAATTTCCACACCGCTGCCGTCAGCTAATTTCAGAGAAGATAATCCCTGCTCCGCGAGCATATTGGGTATGATCTCTGATGCAATCTTATCTGCTTTTTCTTTAAGTTTTTTTGTCTCTTCTTCTTTAGTAGATATTTCATCTTCTAAAGCTTGAAGTTCTAAACAGTAGCTAGATAGTTGCTGAATATCTGTTTTCTCTATTACTTCTTGTTGATCTTTTTCAAAATCTTGTAGTGTTAGTGATGTCATTGTGATTCTCCTTTATCATATAAATCAAAAGCCAAAGGATAGTATCTTCTTTCTTGTCTATCCCATTTTAATAAATTAAACTTACCATTTGTAATATCACTTACAATAGCGGTAGATAAACCTATGATAGCAGGATCACCTGTACATAAAATATAATCGTTTGGTTTGAAATCTCTTAAATTTTTCCGCATCTTATGTATAAAAGGCGCAGGACTAAACATCATTTGTGATAGCTCCGGTAAACAAATAACCAGATAGCCATAATCAGATGCTGCTAAAATATTAATATTTTGTGGTGGATGTTGTAAAACATAAACAAAATTTTCATCAGGGCACTCCTTAATAAAAGCTAGGAATTCTGCTAATTGTTTAGGTTTATATAATTCAAATAATTTATTTCTCATAATCAACTTTCTTGTATTGACTTCTTATATATAGATGATTATATAAATGTCAACATAAGAAAGTAAAATAAATTATGATAAAAGATTATAGGTTTAAGACTAAACCTTATGACCATCAAATTAAAGCTTTAGAAAAGTCTTGGGCCGCAGAAACATTTGGTTTATTTATGGAGATGGGAACTGGCAAATCCAAGGTCCTAGTTGATAATATGGCTATGCTCTATGATAGAGGCGCGGTCCGCGCTGCGCTAATCGTTGCACCTAAAGGAGTGTATAAAAACTGGCATGATGTAGAGTTCCCTACACATATGCCTGAACATGTTGAATACACTAAGGTTTTGTGGGAAGCAAATTTGACAAAGAAAAAACAGTTCGAACTTGATAAATTATTTGATGGTGGTCATGATCTTAAGATACTGATAATGAATGTAGAAGCATTTTCTACAAATAAAGGACTGGACTTTGCTCACAGTTTCCTTAACATCTTCCTTGGAAGAGCTTTAATAGGGATTGATGAATCTACGACAATCAAGAATCCGACAGCAAAGCGCACCAAAAATATTTTGAAAATAGGGAAACTCGCGAAATACCGTAGAATATTAACCGGCTCTCCAGTAACTAAATCACCGCTTGATTTATATAGTCAATGTGAATTCTTGGACCTTTATCATTTAGGTCATCAATCTTACTATAGTTTTCGTTCACGTTATGCACACATGATTGAAAGAAATTTTGGTGGAAGAAATGTTCAGCTAGTTGGTAGTTATAGAAGACTTGATGAACTTTCTGAGAACCTAGAAAAGTTTTCATACCGTGTATTAAAAGAAGATTGTTTAGATCTTCCCCCTAAAATATATATGAAGAGAATTATAGAACTCACTGATGAACAGAAGAAAGTTTATGCACAAATGAAACAAATAGCTTTGGCTGAATTAGATGGTAAGATTATGAGTTCCATTAATGTTATGACTCAACTAATGAGGCTTCATCAGATCACATGTGGTCATTTTAAATCAGACGATGGTACTATCACACATCTAAAAAACAATAGACTAGATGAACTAATGTCCTTACTTGATGAAGTTGAGGGCAAAGTAATAATCTGGGCAAATTATGTAGAAGATATAAAAAAAATAGTGGGAACTCTAAAAAAAGCCTATGGAGAGGCCTCTACAGTCGAATATCATGGGTCAGTGGACCCAAGGGTGCGCCAGGAGCAGATTGCTCTGTTTCAAGAGAAAAACGGCCCTGCGCGTTATTTCGTTGGAAACCCTCAAACCGGAGGGTATGGAATTACTCTTACTGCTGCGAGCACAGTAGTCTACTATTCTAACAGTTATGATTTAGAAAAAAGATTACAGTCTGAAGATAGAGCACATCGAATTGGTCAAAAAAATAGTGTTACTTATGTTGACTTGGTAGCAGAAAAGACTATAGACGAACGTATCGTCAAATCACTACGAAATAAAATAAATATCGCAAATGAAATCATGGGGGAAGATCTTAAAAATTGGATCTAAAGAAGTATCGATTCGTATGCTGTTCGTCCTTCTATTTTCTTCGCTCTTAGTACTTGCTTGCGCGGTGTTTCTGGTTCTCTTTTCACTGAACAATGAATCCAACCCGAGTTGGGGTCCACACCATCATAAAATTCTAGAATCAATTGATCAAACTCACAGTTTTCTTTAATCCACGTTGCGAGTTCCTTGTTGTCAACTGAATGTATCTCGAAGTCTGCTGCCTCACCCTTGGCATGTTGTGACTTAGTCGAAGAACCGATAGCCTCGCACAACTCTGGGCTTCTATAGCCTGAGGATATCATAACCGGTTTACCAAAGTGTTCACGCACTGGTTGTAGGATAGTCTCCGCTAGGTGAATAAGATTATTAATATGTTCAGTTGACGGTTCATTACTAATGTTTTTACGGACCGCTGTTTGAGATTTTGTTAGCTCGGCTAACGTAAAATTATTTGATAGATTCATTACATTCCTATCCTATTTAATAGTGCTTCTATAATTACTAAACCAACGGCCCCCACCGTAGTTAAAACTACCCAATAGATTTTATCTACCTTACCACCCAATCTATTAATTTCGCACTGCATGTGCTTCAAATGATTGTCCTTAATATTTTTCATCTCACGTTTTACACCAGTGATGTGTCCATTCAATGCAATAATATGTTCGCGTTGTGTTTTAGGTTCCATTAAACTGTCCCTCGTTGTCGCTGTTGGATTATTTTTTCGCTAGGGGATAATAACGCAGTTTCAGTTCTAGTCAATCCTGTTTGTGGGTCAGCACCTTGATTCAGATTAACTTGTGATACATCTGGTGTAGGTATATTTGGCAGTGGTGCTACTGGCGTTTGGTTTTGACTTATTAAAGTTTCCAAACCTGTAGGGAGTTCATCACCTCTTCCTGATGGTACCACTTGGTCTCTAGATTGATCCATTAAATCTTTAAACTTCAGTTTTTCCATGTCTCTTATTATTTTTCTTAACTTACTGAAAGGTTTAAGATCACTTTTGTTAATAATGATACCGTTTCTTTTATATTCATTATATATCTCGTTGGCTCTTTTTCTTAAAGCGTCTTCTGAGAATGAAACAGGTGTAAACTTACCATCTAGTAGATTATCTAGGTTAGGAACATTACGACCATCTGCTCCCAGTACTTTTTCAATTTGTCGTTTAGTTAATAAACCACTACTCAATGATTGTTGAAACATTTTCCATACTTCAAATTGTGAAGCAAGCGCTTCATTTTGTATATCTATAAACTCTGCAGCCATAACATCTGGTCCACGTTCCAATGCATTTTGTTTACTAAAGAAGTGTTCTGTTTTATATGCATTACTTCTTATCTCACGAATATCCACTGCTTCATAATCAAGTGCAGCGACTGGATCTACGTTCATAATAGAACCACCTAACAATCTTATAAGAACATCACCAAGTTCCATAACTCTTCCACCCTTAGTATCTAAACTTAATGCATCCAGCACTTGCGCTGAACTTCTAATGAAGCCTGGTGCAATTGTTGCTAGTATATGATTCCAGCTTTTTTCAACCTTTTCTCCAAAATCATCGGACGGAGAAAAAATAATTGAGCCGTCCCGTGACCGTCCTTGACGAGCCCATATATCAAGTATAGGCTCAAGTGCAATTGCCTCAGTTGTGAAAGGCTCAAGAAGCGCCATTAATGGACTAGCTGCATCAAATATTCTATTAAAAACTTCACCATCTATATCTGAGATTAGTCTTGGAGAATTAAGTTCTCTAATAAAACCTTGAACTGGATCTATTACATAAGCATATGGATTGTATGTAGATAAATCAAAGGCCTTAAACATTCCTGTTTTTTTATTCTGGTTAGTTAATGGAACTAAAGCATGGTCCCTCATAAATGATGGACCTAATTCATCCAAGTATGCTGCTGTCATTTCTGGATTTATATTAGTTAGATAATGACCAGTTTGTTTAAGAGCTTCATTCATTCCATATAAGGTTGTGAATTGACCAAACAATGATCTATAACCCATAGCCTGTAATCCAGGATTACCAGAAGCAATATGCTTTAAAGAAAGACTTAAAGTAGTTGCACTGGTTCTTAACATTTCTGCAGGAAAAGATATAAAGTTACCAATAGGAAGTTTTCTAATAGCCTGCACAACTGGAGGTACTCGACTGTATGTAGGATAGGTTTCTCTTACTAAATATGCACCCATCTCTTCAATTCCCTCAGCTAATGTTTTTTTAACACCAGTTTTAGTACTTAATTCTTCAAACTCTCTACCTATTATATTTTTAAAATAAGCTTTGA